CCTTCTGATTCGTTCACAATGATACGCATGACCTTGCTCATGTCCACCCAGTACATTTCAAATGTTTCTGGATCACGCACAAAACACTGATCACCGTACTTGATGGTATTGCGGAATAGTTTAAAGATGCGTTGGTCTAGTTTGTTCAGCTTGACCCACTGTTGCATCTGCTTCTTGATAATTTCAATTTCGTGATCGGTGGGCTTGTCGTTGTACTTTACATCAAACGGTGTGCCGTTTGTTTCTGACATCTGTGTTGAAAACTCAGCAATGATATCCAGACAAGCATTGACTTCCGAGTCCATGTCCATGTTCTCATACTGATTGTAACGTTCCACACGGTTGGGGTGACCTGAGTAAACTTCCGGAAGTCGTGACGCATAGTTGCGAAACACAAAGTCCGCTTGCACATCTCCGGTGCCGTCGTTTTTGGTATAATTTGGAAGGCCAAATTGGTTTCGTCCTGATATAGGACTTTGCACTCCAGAGGTATCGGCTACCTTGAAATACTTTCTCCACGAACTTTTATTATCTGCCATAGTTGTTTATTTACCGTGATCAAGTTTGCACACGCAGTATCTTATTTGATATGTCGTTGCCGTTTTTCTGTGCTCTAACCAATTCATCAAGCATATTCACCTGTTGCATCAATATCCCAGACATACCATTGAATGCTTTTGTTAGTTCATTCATGGGAGTTATATTAGCTGGGCCAGTAATCAATTCGGGTCCTGCTTCTCCAGCAATACCAATTTTTCCAGCACCCAATTCACCACCATCAGCGAAAGCAGGAATTTGTGCATGAAAGTGTCCGCCTGTGGATTTGGCACTGGGACTGTTGTATTCATCGATTGCCACGCTGGCTCCCATGTCTTTGAGCCACTTGGTAATATTTTTACCAGTTTCGATATCACCAGTGGGGTCGGGATTCACAGCAAAGTCCACTGCCAGGCCCTGTGTGTGCTGGCTGCTTGGTGCGTTTTCTTGATGGTACTTGTCATTGAAACTGCTAAAATGACTAAATCCAGGCACACCTGCTTGTATGGACCTGGCTAGTTCTATTAGTTTAGGACTAATTTTAGCACCTTGAGCTTGCACATCGCCGGATTTGATATTCAATCCCATTTTTGCAAGATCTTCTTGACTGTTTATTTGTCCCATACTTTGTGATGATGGAAAGTTGGCTTTTTCTGCCTTCATCTGTTGTTCTTTTTTGACCACACCACCGCCAGCTTCTCCGGTCAAATTTTGATATTTTGTTAATGCTTTTTGATATGCTTCGGCACTTTTCTTTTGATCAGTATCTTGGCCAATGCCCATTTTTTGTTGCCAATTGGCAGTTAGCATTGTTTTTTCATGGTTGGCTTTGGCAATATCTTTTTCTGCTTTGGCCCTATCAATGATTTGTTTTTCTAGTTTGGCATTGTTATCTTCTTTTTCAAGTACCGTCTTTTCTGCATTCAACAGTGTAAGTTTTTCGTCCCAAAACTTTTTATCTCTAAGAGCATAGTCTCTTTCTGCATCTGTTTTTGCTTTTAGTAATCTTGCTTCTGCTTCTTTTTGATTTTTTGTTGTGTCTGATATTTCTTGACTCTTGTCTCCAAGTTTATCCTCATCCAAAATGCCAAGTTTTTTTAGAATTTTACTAAAACCGCCAAATAACGAATGTAATCCGTCGGCGGCGTTTTTAGTTACAGTTGCTAATTTTGCCATTTGTTCTTGTGCTGGAATAATCCCTTCAAATACAAAATTCTCCGAAGCTTTGGTAGCATCTATTTGTTTCTTTCTTAAATCAACGGCTGCTTGTAAGTTTGCATCTTGTGCTTTTCCTCCCATGGCACCTGCGTTTTTTTGGTCTATTTGAATTTGTTCTAGATTCTTTTGAAAACCTTCTGCGGTAGTTTTCATGACCACATCGTTTCTTACAGATTGGGAAACAAAGTTTTTATCATTGGCCATATACGTCGCACTTGCCGCCCCAAATCGTTGACTGGTATCCTCCATTCCTCGACCAATTTTGGTATACAATTCCGCAACGGTCATCTCTTTTCTTTTTACTTTTTCTAACAGGTCAAATATTTCAGGTACGTCTGTTAGTAGTTTTTGTGTTCCTTCGTATGCAAGATTGCCAGTCATAGCACCACGAACCATTTTAGCAAGTTCCTTATTAACGTGATTACCAACGTTACTAATTTCTTCCATCATGTTAATTGCTTCTTTGTCCCCGCTATGTCGGGCCTGAGCAAGCATACCAGCATATTGTTCTTCGTTGAGAGCTTCTTCGCGTAGTTTCTCGGCTTCTTTTCTGCTGGTGCCAGTTAACTTGGTCAATGCATCTTGTTCAACAAGATATCTTGTGACACCCGCAGCCAACTGGTCCACAGTCATTTTTTGTGCATTGCCCAGTCGAGTTTGCTGACGCAAATATCCCGCTTGACCTTCCATGATATCTTTGGGCATCAAGCCAATTTTCATCAAGCCTTCTGTAGCAGGTTGCATGGCTTCGCCTATTTTTTCAAACATCTGGCGACCTTTAAACACCGACCCACCAAGAGCCGCTAATTCTCGACTGTTGGCCGACACCACTTGAACATAGTCCCCAAGTTGGCTCATAGAAAGATTTAATTTTTGAGCACCTTTGTATAGTCCTTCCATGCCATCAGCGGCAGCGGCTCCACTTTCGGCCATGCCACGATATCCATCGTACAACTTGTCAGCCATTTCATTGGAAGCCTTAGCGTATTCTACTACTGATTGTGTTATCAATGCTAGACCAGCAACTAGCGGACCGATTACAGGTATTAATAAACTCAATGCGGCACCTAGTGCAGTTACCGCAGTGGTCATGCTGTTTATGCTGTCATTGAATGCAGTAGCACCTTTTTTGCCATCCAGCATGGCTTTGCCAGCTTGTGTACCAGCAGTGGCAAAAGAAAAAAGAGCTCCCATGGCCACATCAGTAGCCTGCGAAAAATTCTTCAAACCGGTTGCTGCCGCTATCTGTTGATCACGTAATCTTGACTGGGTAGAAAAACTTAGTTCTCCATTTTTTTGGAGTTCTTCGTTTGCCTGTTTGAGCAAGTCCGCATATCTTTGTTGTTCAGCATTTAAATCTGCCATAGTAAAACGCCCTATAAGTATAGGTATATTTATAGGTGAAATATGTCCCAAACTGCGAATCCGCTAAAACAATTTTTTAGACAGCCGTCTATCTATCTGAGACTGCCATCCGAGGGTCGTTACTGGCCGCAAAAATCATTAAATTTGCCGGACAACAAAGAGTTACCGGTTTATCCTATGACAGCAATAGATGAAATAACTTATCGCACACCAGATGCATTGTTTAACGGACAAGCAGTGGTCAATGTGATACAAAGTTGCATCCCGTCTGTGACCAGTGCCTGGGACATGCCCGGAATTGATTTAAATTCTATGTTGATATCTATTAGGATTGCTAGTTACGGTCACGAAATGGAACTGAATGTTAAATGTCCTGCTTGTGAAACAGAATCAGATTTTTCGCTGGACTTGCGAATGATTCTAGAGCAACTCAAATGTCCCGACTATGACACGCCTATTAAACATGGAGATTTAGAAATTTCTATATGTCCTGTCACTTACCGTTATCAAAACAATACCAATCTGCAACAATATGAGCAACAGCGGGCTATATTGCAAATTCAGCAATCGGACCAACCCGACGAAGCAAAAATTGAACAATTAAATGCCACACTAAAGAAAATTACAGAATTAACTGTTGAAGCATTAAAGTATAGCATTAGTAGTATACGTACCCCGCAAGCATTAGTAACCGAACCTGAATTTATACACGAATTTTTAGTCAACTGTGATCGAAAATTGTACGAAGATGTACGGGATCGCATAATCAAGTTGAGAGAAGCTGGAGAAATTAAACCTATTACTGTGGCATGCCCTAATTGTAATCACAAGTGGCCACAGTCACTGACCCTAGATCAAGCCGCTTTTTTCGGGGCCGCCTCCTGACAATGAGCCCTGAGGAGATATCTACCACAGTAGATCGCATGGATCAGGAGGCTAAAGATATTAAACAGCAAAGTTTAAAAATGTCGTGGTACATGCGTGGCGGTGCAACTTACGAAGATGTACTGCAAATGAGTTTTCAAGAACGAGAGTTACTTAGCGAATTAATCAAAGAAAATCTTGAGATTACTAAAAATAGCAAATTACCCTTCTTCTAATGGAAATCGAAACAGTCAAAAAAGATATCTTAGATTGGTGCCAACGCTTTGTGGAAGTACCGCACGTGGCCCTGGGCGGATGGCCGCCTTGTCCGTATGCCAGAAAAGCAAGACTGGCAGGCACAGTACAAATCTTAATAGGTTCAGATCCTTACTACGATTTAAAAAATCAAAGCCGTTGGGGCATGGGCACCGCCGAAGTTGTGATCTATGCGTATGATCCTGCAGAGTGGGCATACACTACATTTCACGCCAGCATAGAATCAGCCAACACAGAATTTTTGTTGTCTAGAGACATTGTTGCCCTAGAAGATCATCCTAGTGACATAGAAGATGTCAACGGTGTGGTTATGAATCAAGGTACTTATGCACTAGCAATGATACAAAGCCTAAGCAAACTCAACAGTGCCGCCCAACAAGTTGGCTCCAAAGGTTTTTATCATGGGTGGCCAGAAGAATATCTAACCGGCTTGTTCCGTCACAGACAGGATCCCAGATGATGTATCAGTTTGCTAGAATCGACTTGAGTTGCACTGAGTATGCAGAGTCTGTCAAGTGGAAGTATTTGACCAATCCGGATATCCCTGCATTAAATCAAATCTATAGAGACTACTGTGTACACAAACGATTTGCAAGCGTGATGCCTGTGTTTGACAGTCGTTATCGTGATCCCATGACCGACGTTATAGGCTACTATGATCAAGATGCCTTGGTGGCATTCAGCCTGATCCGACGCTATGACGATAAAAATGCCCTGTGCGATCAATTCGCATGGAACTACAACAATCCTAAATTACGTTTGGGAATAGAAACAATGAAAACAGAGTGTGCTATCTACCGGGCACGTGGGTTTGAATACCTGTACCTTGAACAAGCACACTTGTACAAATCCGAAATAGCAGGATTTGAAATACTAGGACCCTTGGAGTAACTATGGATTTATACACAATTTGGGCAGACAAAGAAGGCGACATATCAGACCTTGACTGGGTCAACGGCATGAAAAGTTTCTTTGATCATTTGATCGCAGAAGGCAAGATGGAATCGTACAGAATTACCAGATGCAAGATGGGATTCCGGAGTATACCAGACATGCCCGAATTCATGATTCTAATGGAGTTCACAGGTATGGCTCAAATGGACGAGGCATTTAAACGAGTTGCACCTCTTGAAGGTGATCTCGAAACAAAACATAAATCATTTAATCAATTTGTTAGTGGCAACATTCAACACGCACTCTTTAGAGATTTTCCAGATACTAATCTTTAAGTTTCAAGACTTACTACGTAAGTCTGTTAATTTCGCTATCGCTCATTAACTTATTGTTTTTTTAAATTATCTGAATCTAGTATCATCTAGATACTGTAGTCATAATTCACCGTATGCACGGTGAATTGAAAGCATCATCTGAGTGACAGCAGTCATCTATCTAATGAGATTGTAGTTCCCTACACGGAGGCGGTTGACCGGTACCCCCTACTCACTCTTCACATATCAACGGAACCCTAGTAACCCGATATAGATCCAAGTCCTATAAGCATGGGGTGTATCTGTTTCACAGAGCCCAAACCATTTGTTGCCTTAAGTTAGCAATTGCCTTTGACGCCCAAGTCCAGACCGGGTATTGCACCGTTCCTCAGTGGGGGCGAGCCAATTCACTCGCCACGTTGTCGTAATAGTTGCCTTACAATTTGTTTATTATGTGTGAGCCATGCACCCTAACCTGGATGTGGCCGTTGTAATAATCTCGTGATTCCAATACTTTTCTACTGAATTGTTCGCGAGCCTCAATGTAACTACATTCTGACTTGCTGTTGCAATAGTAAAGTATTTCTCTGGTAAAGTTTTCGGTGCCTAATTTGATTACGTCTGCGGTTAATTCTGGGCTTGACCCGTAGTACTCTCTCCAATCGCTGTCGATCTTTGATCGTATCTTTTTTCGCTTCTTGATGCCGTTTTTCTGTTTTACTGTCTTGTATGTTGTCTTGCTAAACTTAGCTAATTTTTTG